GGCGCAGCCTCTCCTACCGACTCCAGCGGCTTAACGATCGGAATCTGTGCAGTAGCGGTAGATTGGAAAGCTGCGGAATTGACCGGAACGTTCGCCTGTTCATAAATATCAGACTTGATTGTAGGCACGGGACGGTCGCCGGTCATAGGCATAACACCCATCTTTATCAGCTTCTTCATCAACTGCTTGGTCTTCTTGTCCACGTGCGGGACGTAGGTGGCGGAAAGGGGAGTACTGTTTGCATACTCACCGCTAAACTGGTACTGACCGCAAATTCTCCGCTTCTTTACAGAGACTGAGGTATTCTTGGCTGTACAAGTCTTACCAGAAAGCTTGGTGCAATCTATGCACCGAACCCTATTTCCGCCTTCAAATTGGGACATTAATCATCCTCTACTGAAATATTAACGTTCGACTTCTTATGATTCTGGTCACCCAGAACATCCTCAGGCTTCCCCGCCTTGACACCATAGTTGGGGGGCGTTCGAGGTGTAGGATTAAATCTACGGATAGCCTTCTGCTGGTCTTCTATTGTGCTACCCGACTGTCCTTCGGGAAGACTACCCTCAGCCTGCTCCCATAACGCATCCTTCGGGGCATTAGTATCTTTAGACGCTTTCTTGGCAGGCGTCTTCCTATTCTTTGAACCCCTCGGGCGGCCTCTTGCTCTCTTCTTAGCGGGAGCAGGGGCTTCGTCACCAGTTTCTTCGGCGAGTAGTTCCTCGTAGGTCTCCATCTTGATGATGATACGGCTTAAAGCGTCTTCAAGCTCTTCCTTCTCATCATCCAAAGCAGAAATCTTATCCCTTAGTACTTCTACTAGATCAGTCATTATTTCCTCTCGTACTTTCGGTCTTGATGGAATCAATAATTCCAAAACCCTTAGCTTCTTTTGCAGACATCCACTTATCTCTATCGTAGAAGTCCTTACACTCTTCCACAGTCTTACCTGTGTTCTCTGCTAGGAGGCCCATCAAGACCTCGTTAACAGTCTCCATCTCACGCATGGTAATCTGAGCATCGGTAATATTACCGCGCACGCCACCAGATATCTGATGCATCATAATGCGAGAGTGGGGTAGGGAGTAACGCTTTCCCTTTGTACCTGCAGCCAAAAGAAAACACCCCATGCTAGCGGCAGACCCAACACACAGTGTGTGAATGTCGGGCTTCACGTAACGCATCGTATCATAGATACCGAGACCTGCGGACACCGACCCACCGGGTGAGTTGATGTACATAAAGATATCTTTATCGGAATCGTCATTCTCTAGAAAGAGAAGTTGACCAATGATAAGATTAGCTACCGTGTCGTTAACAGGGGTGCCTAGGAATATGATTCTATCTTTTAGTAGTCTTGAGTAAAGATCGTATGCCTTCTCGCCGTTGCCGTCCTTTTCAATAACGACGGGCATAGGGATTCCTGCTTCAGCCATCTATAGATTCCTCAGTTAGATACGGCGGCGGATTCGCCGGAAAGAATAAAACCTCTACCATCACAGAAAGCACATTGCTCTGTTTCCGGCTTCAGAGGATCAGGGTTGTAAGCGTTATATACTGTAATCTGCCCATCCTCACAATCAGGGTTGGGGCAGGGGATCAGGTTACTTAACATGAGATACTCCTTAAATACAAATCAATAATAAGGGGAAGACCTCTAAATGTCAAGTAACACTTCACTCATGGTAGGTTTTTATTTCACCTACGTAATTGTTCTTCATGTGATCTTTGTGTACTTGGTACGCGGCCTCGCGAGCCTTTCTGATCTCGTCTTCTGAGGCGCTCTTCAATCTTCCGTCAGCCAGCATGTGGTGACGCCTACACAAAGGGAGCCAATTAGAACCATCCAAAGGATTGTTTTCATGATTACCATCTAAGTGGTGACAATCTACACTCTTAACGTTCTCACCCTCAACCTTATCACAGTCAGGGAAGTAACATTTGATGGGGTCTCCAAAGATTTTCTTCAATCGGAACTTACCTTTACCGAAGTAAAGGTGACGTGAGCGTCCTCCCTTCCAGGAGTTACTTTTCTCTGCGGACTGAGCTTCTGAAATTCTCCTCCGTCTCTCATCAGTAACAACAACGCTACTCAGCTTGAGTCGCGTCTCATCACTGACTTCGTGTCCTAACAAACCAGCACTGATGGCTAACTTGTGTTCTTCAGAAAGCTTCGAACCCAATCGAGCCTGTCGAATCTTCTCTTTAGTCTCCTCGGAGTGTTTCTTACCCGTGTTCGCAATAGATAGTTTAAGTGAACGACCAGTAAGCTCCTTACCCGGCGTTCTGCCTTTCTTCTTCAAGATAAACTTCAAGCGAGACAGCTGCATGCGCCTTCTTGTCAGCGGTGATACAACTGGTGCACCGGGAAACTGTTCCCTATATTTCTTTGCGTTCAGACCGTGTGTTTTTAAATGGCCTGATAATGCCTTGTAACGGTTAAAACAAACTTCACATTTTACGGTTGGAGTTAATTTCTGTGCCAAATCGTAGCACCGTCCTCTGCTCCCCGATAATTATAAATATCCCCTTATAGGCAGGACTAATCCTGCCTTTCTTGTGCCGCTGTAAAATACGGGCGCAACGGCTCGCCCAAAAAAAGGTTTTGCTGCAGAACACCGGAGTTCCGAACCCGGCTACTAACTACTTAACGACGGATACCTGCGGTATCCAGAATCCATGGATTCTGGAGCATCGCGGCGCGTGCCTTTATAGCCTCGGCGACCGCGGTACTTTCAAGATACCAAAACTCATGGCTGGTTCCAAGAATCTCGGTGCCTGATACAAGTTTCCAGAAGAATCTGTCATCACGTGCTTGCTCTATCTTTATTACGATCATGTAATTGTTCCTTTTGGGCTATAGGGTAGAAAACGGTACTTCTTATTTTAAGAATACCCTCACCCTTCTGCCCTTGTCAGTTTTGGCTGCAAGCTTTATACCTTATTTCCTTTACGTAAATTATCTTCGGACCAAAGAGGCTGAAGATTTGCAAAATGGCAAACTTCCTTTACTTGTTCCTCCCTTAATAAATCAAAACTCGACAACGGTTTTACATGATCGATATGCCATTCTCCATAGTTTTCCCAGGACATACCTTGCTGAAACTGATTCTCCAAATGAACAATCAATTCCGACATGGTACATCCCAGGTTCTCTATAGCAGAACCTTTCTTGGGACTTCCTCCTGCTAATTGTGCTCTTGTGGCAGCCCGGAGACGACTCCGTAAACTCCCTGCTATTCTGAAGTTAATATCCTCTCGTCTCTTTTTCCTATACCACGCAGCGCGAGAAGGACGATTACGTTCATGTTCCTTAATTCTGTCAGGATTCTTTTCACGCCACAGTTTAACATTTCTACGATGCCGTTCTGGATTAGCGTCCCGCCATTTCTTCATACGTTTCTTTTCACTGTCTATATTACTATGGTATCTTTCTTTGTCATACTCACTCTTACGAAGTTGACCTTCTTCCGAAGAGATCCACTTTTTATACATCGTCTTTGTACACAAACGACATGCAGATCTTAAGCCGTTCTTTCTATACTTATCCTTGTTAAACTCAGAGGATAATTTTTCTACCCCACACTTAGTACAAACTACCATCAATCACACCCACTAAAACCACAGTGTGCGCATGACAAACAACCCTCTTTCATTTCCAAATCCTTCGAGCCGCAGGAGCGACACCTTGAAACCTCTAGGTACTCCTCATCTGTAATGTACTTCTTCAACACGCGTAAGATAGCTTTGCTGAAGGCAGTAACCTCCCCATCACACTTGGTCAACTGCGAGACCAACGCGTTAAGAGGTGCTCCGTGTCTCAGACTTGTGGACAGGAGACGTGTAATCATTCTATGTTCGTCATTTAAGAGGAGGTGTGCCACGTTCTTGATTGTCCAGGCGTCATCGTCTGTACCAATCACGAGGTTGTATCTTCCGTGACCATTCCTTTTAAGAATTCCATTGTGTTTGTTGGCTGAGATTTCTATATGTTCTTCCGGAAAACAGAAAATCTCATACGGTCTCCCGTGCAGAAGTCCCACCAGTACCTTCCACTTATCACCCTTCACGCTAACCGTATGAATATCAGCTTTTAGTTCATCAGGTCGAACGGGGGCTTGCATATTAACCACCGTCTTTGGCCTTGATTCTTTGTTCTTGGAAGGGTTCTTCAGGGTCTCTAGGATCTGAGTCTTAGAACCATCCCGATACACAGCTGTGGACTTAATATTAAGATCAAAGGCACCAATGTAAGCACCCATGATGTCCTCTACAGTCGCGTCAGACGGGAGATTAATGGTTTTGGATACCGAGCTATCAACTTGCTCCGCAAAGACCGCCTGCATCGCTAGGTGGTCTTGCCAGCAAATATCCTGAGCCTGCTCAAAATACTTAGGTATCCTCTTGTGGCGCTTTAATTCCTTGAAGTCGAAATTGTACTCCGCAAAGTCGATACCTCTAGTCCCCATCCACTCTAAAAAGGAAGGACAACCATCCATAATGGTACCTACATTAGAGTTTCGCTGATAAGCCATAGCGAAATAAGGCTCACAGCCAGAAGAGTACCCAGTAATAGTGCCTGTGGTACCGGTCGGGGCTTGAGTAAGAATCGTAACGTTGGCAATCCCATGAATTCGGAGTTCTTCTTCAAGATCGGGCCTCTCTTTCAGTAGTTGTTGGATGAACTTACTCTGCTTAAACTTCTCAAAGTCGTATGCAGGGAACGGACCAATCTCTTTGGCCATATCAATGGACGCTTCGTACGCTGTATGCTTGATGAACTTGAGGATCTTCTTAGCCATGGCTCGTCCAGAGTCCTGACTATAAACGTAATCTCTGTCTCCACGCATGGACATACGGATCAGAGCTTCGTGCATCCCGATAGTGCCCAGACCGATGCGCCTTTCTCGCTGGGCATTCTCATCAATCTTGTCTACACCTGTCTCATTTAACAAGGTGATCCAGTTCAGACTTCTGACCAGTGTAAAGATGGCTTCCTTTAGCCCCTCCCAATCTATTTCCCCATCCGCTTGGATGAACTCAGGAAGGACCAGACTGGACAAACAACACACCGACCACGGAGGAAGGACCTGCTCTGCACAGGGGTTTAATGCATCCAGCGGGTTAAAATACTCCCCGTTATGGTATGCACGCGCCTTGTCCTCAAAGAAAATACCAGGACACCCATCTTCCCACGCGTTCGTGCAAATTCTTCGGAACCAATCATATGCAGTGAGATGATAGGGACCGTTGAGAAGTGTAAGATTCTCTGCGTTCCGGAAAGGTACCTGATTTTGTGCCTCATGGAACGCTATCTCCTCGTCAGGAGCACACACTGTTATAGGGATAGTAGTATCTATTGTTTCCCCATTAGGTAAACGGTCCTGCATCAGAAGTTCGAAGTCCCACAAGGGCCAGTCCACCCCGTTCCATCCCAGCTTCCATTCCTTCTTCATCTGACGCTTAGCTTGTCGCATAAAGTCATCTGAAATAGCGACAGATACATTGAATGTCTGCCAGGGATACGGGTTAGACCACTGCCATTGCTTGAACTTACTCTCGTCTGTAATTACTGCAAACTTGCGAAGATTTTCCCAGTTAGATCGGGACTTCTTCGTAATAAACTTCAACAGTCCGGGGTGTTTATCATTGAGGATGCCCATATTAGCACCACTACGGTTACCTCCCTGTTGAATGTTAGAAGAGAGGTACCCCATAGCTGTAATGAATCCCTCAGGACCACTGGAGCGTGCGTTAGCGCCCTTACACCAGGAACCAGAGGGTCTTAGACTGGAGAAGTTAATCCCTGTCCCACCACCATGTGCCTGAATGTGGAAATGAATCCTCTGAGCCTCGGAAATTTCTTCCCGACTATCACCGATACCCAAGACAAAGCAGTTGAACATGTTCTTGATGCCGGTACCTGCCTGAGCAAGGGGTCGTCCGGCGTACATGATCTTCTTATCTTCGCACAACCGCTGCGCTAGGTCACGCTTCTCTTGGAGATCGTTCTGATAGATATAGTTATTCACCCTAGTGAACGACTCAAAGATATCCTGCTCCACTACCGCCCCGGTATCATCCTTAAGATAGTAGCGAGATCGAGCGATATCTTCGTGAGCTGAATTGACGAAGTAAGTGTTAGCTGTGTAGCGGCCCATAGGACAGCTGTCCTCCTTAATTTTGGGTTGATTTTTTAGAGATTAGAAATGGTATCACCGACACTAATTCCATTCTGTTCAAAAAAACCAACAGGGGCCTCTAGTGCGTAGCGTACTCTCATTGAGGATGATTGCGTAAATCCATTAGCAGGGTCTAACGTCTTAATTTCTTCTACTTTCCCATCGCCGGAAATAAATGCAACGTCTAAGGGAATTAAACAACCCTTAGGGGTCATAATAACTTCCATAATCATGCCGAAGTCAAACAGCATTGCGTCATAGGGGTCTAAACTTGCGACTCCTTTAAGTCCTGTCATCAATTCCATGCCGGTTTCCGCAAAGGACACCTCGTAAGTATTCTCGTTGATAACAATAGTCTTACCTTCTGGTAGTTCGGGCATCTATCAATCTCCTTCTGTCTATGTACCCTTGTATGTCGTGGCCTGTTAGCCTTAACCGTACACTGACATCATTAAGTGAATCCACAATTTGTGGGAAATTATCCGCTAACTCTTCAAATACTTCTGATTCGATGTTATCATACGCAGCACGTCCAATATCTATGTAGTGGCCCATAGTATAAGCAGTCTTTTTGGTACGTGCATTAAAACTATCTGGGAAAATACCTGACACAAATAGAGCCAGGTCCCCAGCGACTCTTAAATATTCCTGCCGAATATGTCCTTCGGCGTCTAATCCTAAACGTAACAGATCCTCCAGTCGGAGTGATCTCGGATCTGCATTGGGAGCAGTGACACAGGTGCACAGCACCTCAACAACGTACCCCTCAGCTAGAGGACTGATTGTTTTGTCCTCCATTGCGGATCCTACTAAGTATGTGAAAGTCTCCTCTACGGTATCAAGTAGTATAGTCAGAACCATATTACCTCCTACTTGTTCCAGTGATCAGCGATCGTAACCCCCACTTCATCGTTGGTTCCTACTGGAACGGTCTGGACAAAGCGACGGAACGCTTGTCTCATGACCTCGGCTTTGATTTCTGCGATTTCTTCTGCCCTATCTTCAGGCACTTCGGAAACAATTTCATCGTGGACCGTGAAGAGAAGCTTTGCACCTTCAATGTTGTCGTATACTCGCTGCAATTTATTCATAGCTTCCTTCGTAATGTCCGCGTTGGTCCCTTGGATGACAGCATTGTTGCCCGCTCTACGAGTTGCGTTGCGCGAGCGTCGGAACATCTGCTCATCTTCGGGATCGGCCAGAGTGTAATACCGCTTACGTCCAAGGATAGTCTTGCTATATCGGAGCGCAATCGACTCATGGCTGTTGCTATCTAACCATTGTTTAATACCAAAGTATGTAGTGAAGTAATCATCAAGAATCTTTTCAGCTTCGTTCTGAGGAATCTTAAATCTCTCAGCTAAAGACCACGCACTTAGTCCGTATGCGATACCGAAGTTAATGACCTTTGTCTTGTTTCGGAAATCGTATACCCTATGATACATAGATACGTCAGATTCACTGTATAAGTCAAGTAGGTTCGCCGAGGGGTGGTCCTTTTTCTTAACTTCGTTGTAGATATCTAACTCACTATCTGTGATCCCAAATACTTGTTGTGCCGTAATAATGTGGAGGTCCCCTCCTCCCTCAAAAATCTCAATAAAGCGACGGTCTTGTGAGACCTCCGCGAGGATGCGTAACTCACACTGACTATAATCAGCGGTTAGTATCTTGTTGCATGGTAGTGCTTTAAAGCACGAACGGAAAGAGACATTAACGAACTCATCTTCTCTATCCTGAGGCATGTTCTGTAGGTTAGGCTTATCCGAACTTAGACGTCCAGTCGTAGTACCTAACTGATGAAATGTAGCGTGCAGTCGATTATCCTGTCGGGAAATCTTCCCCAACACAGCCTCACCATAGGTAGAAACTAGCTTATCATACCCTCTCCACTGCAGAAGGTGTGCGGCGAGGGGATGGTCTACCCTCTTAAGGGTCTTTTCTTCCGTGTTATCCAACTTATGTCCAAGCTTCTCGAACGCGTCTAGGATCTGATCTTTACTGGATATATTTACCGTAGAAGCACCGAAGAGAGTGTTCTGATCCTGAAAGGGTTCCAGGATAACAGTAATCTCTTTTCTAATTACCTCCGCTTGCGCCTTCGCTTCCTGAATAATCCTTCGCCAATGATCCTGATCGATGGTGACCCCGTTAATCTCCATTTCTGCGCACGGTCGGATGAATTCAAACTCAAGAAGGGCTGTGTCAATTAGTCCCTCGTCTTGCAACATACTGCTAAGGATATCTACAAGAGGGTGGAGGAAGAGAACATCGTCTGCAGCGTATTGAAGCTGCCTGGGAGTGAACTCTTTGCGATACTGGTGGTTGATGAAGCTAGTCCGGACAGACTTGTCCATGTTGATTCCTAAGAACTTCTTCGCTAGGAACGCCAATCCCTTGTAAGGGAACTGCTTCTTGTGCTTTTCTCCCATCGGAATGAAACCACCTTTGTGGTTATCGATCAAACCGGAGGTCAACAATCTATAAGCCAGCTGGGTGTCAAACATACCGTCCAACTGAACACCCAACTCTCTGCTGGTAGCCTGATAATCGAACTTAAGGTTGTGTCCTATCTTCAAGATGTTAGGATCCTCTAAGATAGGAGCTAACCTCTTCCCATCTATCTTACGAGGATCAAATAGGTACGCGACCTCCTCGGTACCTAACTGCATTAGAAGAAGTTTGTCTTGGCCGTCGACCACCTTAAGTCCAGTAGTCTCAACGTCATATCCCAAACGAGAATATTGCGAAAGAAATTCTAATGCTTCGTCTACTTTATAATCATCATCCACGTACACATAGTTCAAATCATCTATCACTTCAATGCCCTCTTTCGCTTCTTAACCATGGCTGCCAACTCCTCCTCGAAGTCAGCCTCGCACTCAAAACCTAGTAACTCCTTAGCAGGCACCGTGTCTGCTACAGAATCAACTACCATAATACAAGGATCTTCTAGAAACTTCAACTGCCCCTGGAACCCGGTAGCCTCTTTAACAGCAGAAGCCACATTCTTTACAGGTACACCTACCCCGGTTCCAATATCTAGGCGACCCAAACCCTTAACGTCTGTGTTAATCACAAGTTCACATGCTTTTACAGCGTCGGAAATGTGGACCATGTCCCGCTCTTTGTTCACATTATATAGAGCAACATCGGAGCCTAAGAGCATCGTATCTGTGAGGAAATTAACCATGCTATTGGAGGAGAAAGACTTACTCAGACCGTAGATCTCTGAGAAACGCATCGAAGTGGCCTCAATGCCCATCAGAGGAGCTATAAGATGAAGCAAGTCCTCAGATGCCCGCTTAGAAATACCATGATGAGACAAAGGCTCACGTGCTGCCTCGGAGGAAGCAAAGATAATCTTAGACGGTCTGGGTTTTACTATACTACAGGCGTCTAACAAATTAGCCATACCTACATAGTTAATCTCAGAACAAGCTCTAAAGTTATCTACAGATTCAGGGCGGGTGATAAAGGCGGCGAGGTGGACAATCACATCAGGCTTGTAGCGGTCGATGACTCGGAAAAAGTCGTAATAATTACGAACATTGCCTACCACTGCGGGGTGTACGTTCTTTCTTTTAGGTAACTTGTTGTTCAGTCCTGAACCATGGAGGAAGCTATCAAGGATGTAGATTTGATTACTACGAACCTTCGCCAAGCTAGCCACCAACTCCTGTCCTAAAAATCCTGCGCCTCCGGTGATTAGAATCTTCACCCTATCCTCCTAATAATACGACAATTAGCACCCTACGACAACATCATCTCCATGAATTTTCTGCGCCTCGGAGACGTAGTCCATGTAATCCTTGTCCTCTTCAATAAGTGATAGGGAAAGCTCCTCGGGATGATACCATAAGAAATAGGTAAGAAACCCCTCTCTAACCTCAGTGAACTGGGGGTCATAGCTGGGCAACCCGTACTTCCGATTTTCAATAAACCAGTCCTTGATTTCTTGGGCTATATTCCCTTGTCGGAAATACGCTTCGACGTCGAGCCAGTTATCAAACTCAACATGGTTGTTGATAAGCTTTCGGAAAGGCAACCACAGGGGGTTAGTCTCTCTCATGTTGTGTCCCCCACCACATGTGTAGAAATTCCTGATACCCCGGACCCAAACAAGGTTCTCCCGCTTAACGTGCTCGTAAACAATTTCCTGCTCGGTGTTGGCAAAGTCAGTGGCCTTGATTTCCTTTTGACCTGTAGGGAAAATTAGAGTCTCGTGTACTACATGTCCCGGATCTTCATAGTGAATACCCGGTTCCCAGATAAAAATCAAAGGCTTCCAGAAATCAGAGAGACGCTCGTTGATCCGGTTCCACTCACGGTCAAGAGTTACTACTCTGCACCTGACAGCAAGGGATGTTGCGCCGGATTGGAGCATTTGACGAGTAATTTCCTTGATGTTCTGCATCAAAGGCTCCGAAAAAAACTCATCATCGTCCGCTACACAACAGACAGAAATCTCACCAGGCTCTCTTAGTTCCCCAACCCTCTTGAAATATTGGTTGCGGCTCTTAGGAAAGTCATCACACCATTTGAAATCAACCACATCTACCTTATCCTGCTGCTCTAACCACTCAACTGTTCCATCTATGGAGCCTCCGTCTACGATAACAAACTGGTCAAAGTAAGGGAACGCTCGCTCCAGATTTGGTTGCATAGTTGTAATACGGTCGGTTACCATCTGACAAAAATATGTCTTGATTTTTAGTGAATCCACCATGTTAAACTCCAATCCTCACATCGGGTCCGTGAATCTTACGGGCCTCGTTAGCATAATCCTTGTAGCTCTTATCATGCTCCAAAAGTTCTACAGGAATCTCCTCCGGATGGAACCATACGAAATACGTCAGAAAACTCTCCCGGATTTCGGAAGCGCCATCATAGTTATACATACGCCCTTCGTGCTCAAAGCCCGTCTCCTCAGCAGAAAGCCCCTCGCAGCGATATTTAATCAACCAGTCCTTCAAATCCTGAGCAATGTTACCCTTAGCGAGGTACGCCTCGACCTCTGTCCAGTTTTCAAAAGAACCTACCTGCGCTAACAGCTGACGAAACGGCATCCACAGAGGCTGTTGGGGTCCTAGGTTAGGGCCTCCTCCAAAGGTATAAAAGTTACGCATCCCTCGGGGCCAAATAACATTCTCCTGCTTGATATGTTCGTATAGGATCTCATTGTCAGTATCTGCAAAATCCTGAGCCCGGGTTTGTCGTGTACCGGAAGGCATCTGCAACGCTTCATGGAGACGGGTATCTGCATACTGAATTTCCGGTTCCCAGAAGAAGATCAACGGCTTCCAAAACTCGTCCAAAGACTCCCACACTCGGGTACCCTCACGATCCACACTAACACTTCGGCAGCGGATCGCGAGCTGATTAAAGTTACCCTGTAGCATCTGGAGGCCGAAATCCTTAATATGCTCCATACAAAACTGCGAGTAAAACTCATCATCGTCCGCTACACAAATCAAAGAAGCTTCCCCGTCCTCACGTAGTTCGGTGACCTTATTTATATACTGGTTACGACTAAGAGGAAAGTTGTCACACCACTTAAACTCTACAAGCTCCACCTTATCCTGTTCCTTGAGCCACTCTATTGTACCATCCGTAGACCCACCGTCTATAATAACAAACTTATCAAAGTAGGGGTAAGCTCTCTCTATGTTTGCCCGCATCATGTCCAGACGGTCCGTTACCATCTGACAGAAATACGTCTTGATGTTGACCTCGTTCATCTTATAGCTCCTCAAAGAAGTTAACGATAAGCCTGCTGGCTCTATCTTGTGCGTGATCTACAATGGCTTCCTGTCCTAAAAGCACTGACTTCTCAAAGAAGTCTTTGTCTGTCCACGCTCTCGTAATAAACTCTACAATTTCAAACTCGCTGGAGTCTAAGGGAATGAAAGGAAAATCACACTTATCAAACGGAGGACATTGCTTCTGGTTCTCAAAGATTATCGGTAGTGCCCCCGCCGCTACAGCTTCTGCCATTGAGGGCGCAGCTACTGGGTGATGGACACCCACAAGCAATTTCGACATTCGAATAGACTCCTGAACATAATCGTAAGGTGCCCAGTTACTCAAACTCTCACTACCTCCGATCTGCATTATCTGAGTAAAGAGAGACTTCGCTTCTACTTCTGTCTCTGGGGTGCAGTTCCTGTAGTCATCGCTCATAATCCACGCACCGTCCACAAACAAACCACCCGACGCATGGCGGTCGGCAACCAAATCACGCAAACCTTTAAGCATCCCCACCAAATACTCAGGAATTTCATTAGGACGCTTACTATACCAATGAAATCGTGTCCTATCAAATCCCGGAGGTGCTGTCGAAGAGTGAGTAATGATGGGAACAAAATGACCCTTACCCCAACTCCAAGGGTGGATCACAGGGATATGGTCATACACAGAGTCGTCCGTGGGAAAGAACAACGCTTGTACTCTCTTCGGTGCCTTTAAACGTGCTATCCAGGGCCCGCGATCGGTCTGCCCCAGGTGCGGCACGTCCAGGAATGCGTCCATTGACACCACGATATCACATTCCCTGTCCGAGCGGACGTTGAGGATGGAATCAAAAGCTACTCCCCGATCTGTATAGGGACGGACCATGTCGTTACTGAAGATAGTAACATTATGCCCGGCAGCTGAAAGAACGCCAGCCATGTGGACCAACCAGCGTCCTTCACCTCTTAGCTTAGAATTGAAACCATCGTAATAAAACCCAGGACTAGCTATGAAAATCTTCATTGCTCCGTCCGAAACTTGTTAAATTCTTTGTACCAATCTACTGTCATACGCAAACCGTCAGGCATCGTCACGTATTCGAAATCGGGAATAAAGGAGCGAAGCTTGGTAAGATCTAACCACTGCTTCTCAATTTCATGGAAGTTGTCTTGCTTCTCAACAACTTCGGGGGCCAGGTCGCTACCTGCGGCTGCGCAGATGTCCGACATAAGATCTCCAATCTGAAAAGTCTCACCAGATCCCAGGTTAATAGCATGTCCACGGGTGATGTCGATCTTCTCCATCAGCTGACAAATGATCTCTGCCGCATCACCTACGTAGATGAACTCCCGAACATAGTTAGCGACACCTCCGTAAAGAACCGGGGCTTCTCCGTTTAGAAGTCGAAGAATGGATCCTGGCAGGAGTCTACTCAGGTTCATGTCCCCAGGACCATAGAGGTTAGCACCTCGGATAGTATAGGTAGGCAGATCGTAGTTATTGTCATATGCCTTAGCAATCAATCCCGCACACGCTTTAGATACCTCATACACGGCAGAGGGCTTGAGCGCCTGATCCTCTCGATATGGAAGGTCGCGTGCGTCGAAGGACCCGTAAGCCTTATCACTCTCCATACACAGCACACCCTTCACCGTACCAACAGAACGTGCTGCCTCTAATACCCTGGCAGTGCCCATGATATTGGTCTCAAAACATCCAATGGGATCAAGGGAGCACTTCCTCACAATAGGATCGGCGGCAAGGTGAAATACAAACTCAATCTCATAGTCTGCAATGACCCTCGTCATGTCCGCGAGAGATGTGATGTCCCCATTTACCAAATGATTCACAGGTAGTCCTTCAAATTTGACGTAACTATCCTTGTGCATGTCGTGTACCAAACCGACCACCTCTGCTCCGCGATCTAGAAGACGTTCAACAACATGTCCTCCCAAGAAACCAGAGGCACCGGTAACCAATACCAACTTATTCTTAAGATCAACACCCATTACTCATTCTCCTTTTTAATTATCTTGTAAAGATTGTTCTGCTCCTCTTGCTTACCACTGCTCTTGTAGTGTAGGATATTCAAACGAGCAGGCTCTTCCATAGTATCACGTTTATAGTCTATTTCGGTGCGCCTCTCAAATCCCACAATCTCCTCGTGAACGGGGCCCTCAAAGCGACAATACTTCCTAAACAACCGGTACTGGTAGTCGGGGTAAATATCCGTCTGAATCCCATCGATTATATTCTTTCGAGCAATACCAAAACAATCGTATTTGGCAGCTTCGCCCTCTTCCAAATCTCCCGGAATACAAAGGATGCCTGCCATCATTAATGCCCGCTGACCTTCAACATCGTCAATAAGCATAGATATAACCTCCAATAAAGGGGGGTCTAATCTCTCATCTGGGTCATGCAGGTAAACCCAATCCGTATCCAAAGCCTCAATTGCTCGATTCTTTTGAGCAGAAAAGTCATTCTCAAAAGGATGGTGAATCATACGTGCGCCAAGCCTCTCACACCACTGAACAGTGTCGTCCGTGGAACCTCCATCCACTACCACGATGTCATCCGCCACGTTATAAAACTGAGGAATGGTAGCAGGAATATGTATCTCTTCATTCAAGGTAATCATTGCCAATCCGAGAGTAGGCTTAGACATTATCAGCACCTCCCTGGTCAATTTCTACCAATCTCTTTACAATCATATCTCCTATCTTATCCCAAGTAAAGTTCTTCTGAATGTTTTCGCGAGACAGTAGCCCTTTAGCTTTAGCCTCGTCGCGGTTGTTGTACACGTGACGCATATAACCCATGGCTTGTCCAATATCAGGCTCACACCACATCTGATCTCCCTTATAGTAGGGGGACCAGGGCATGCCGGCAACAGGTGTCATCGTATAATCGACAGGGTAGCTGTTCTCTTCATTCAGAAAGTCTGACTGTCCTCCATAAGAGGGGGTAATGATCGGATTACCCATGGCGGCCGCTTCGAAATGGGGAAGTCCCCACCCCTCTGACCGCTGCATTAAGGCAAAGCAATCCCCCCGCTTGTGTAATCCCAAAATATCATCCCTACTCATATTCTCCACGATTACATACATCTTAGGGAAATGATCCAAGGTTATGTACTTCTTGTAGTCCTTGATTAGACTAATAACCTTCTCTCTATCCCCTGCATGATCGTGCATGTACGTCTTCAACACCAAGCATACGTCATCCACTCCAGTAAACGCAGCGGTGTACGCTGCCAGAAGACCGTAAGGATTCTTACGTTCCTGCCATTGAAAAATAGAGTAAAATAAGTAGTCGTTTGCGCCCACGCCGTCGATGTTAAAGTTCGGAACAGAGTCCAAATCGGGTACATCGATAGCATGCGGGATCTTATAAAGAGGCGTACGTACTCCTGAATCACGAAAGACATTCATGTTCCAGTCACAAGGTAGCCACACCTCGTTCACTCTATTACACGCCATGGTCCAGGCGGGATGGAGCTTGCTGGTCTCCCACACAGTGTACCCGATAATGTGCTTTTTGGTTTCAAACTTAGTCCAGTGTGCCCACAGATCGGGAGTGGAATGGACAATAATCTTATCATAATCAATACTAGCATCGATCAGACTCTTCAAGATTTCGCCATCCTCTCCCAGATCTGGACGGGTCTGCTCGAAAGAAATAGGAGCCAACGTAATAGGATATCCCTTTCGATAGATGGAAAGGACATAATTCCTTGCCGCTTCCGCATACCCACTTCCGTCAAAGACAGGTCCTATGTATTTGACTCCCGACATTAGAGCATCTCTCCCTTAAATACGGGGGCATTGGTATCAACAGCAATCCCAGTCGGACTGCTGTGAGAATCCTCGACGATCTTATCAAAGATGTCTACCCACCGAGGGTTGATGTGTTCGTTCCAGAAAAGACCGTTCGAGACCATCTCAAATCCCGCATCTGCTCTCTTCTTCGCTTCCTCCGGACGATCATGTACCAGCAGTAGCTGCTCTACCAGCTTATGAAGGTGACCTGTGGGGCGCGGCACCTCGTTATCGTTAGGCAGAACAGTGATATGATCAATGTCCCCACCACTAGGATACGGAAACCCAGTTTCCTCGGTAATGTATTCTCCCAAACAAGTGTTCTGCGGGAATACTACAGGAGTTTTACATGCCATGGCCTCTGTCCAAGACAGTCCCCAACCCTCACCAACTGTAGTACTCATAACCACATCGCTGGCGTTATAAATCATATTGACTACTTCTAACGGGAACCCATTAGAAGGGGTAAAGTTCTGAGGCAAAATGACATCTTCCTTAAGATCCAGACCGAAGCCCTTGATTACTTCAGGTAGATTCCAACCCTGATCCACAGCCGCCATATGTAAGTAAAGAATGGAGTTGGGGCGCTGCTTCTTAAACTCCTGGAAGGCTCGAATCGTAGCAGGAATATCCTTTCGCTGCTGGTTTCGGTTCACGTTAGTAATAACAAACTTATCTGCAGAAGGACCAAAGAACTGCTGTCGAAACTGCTTGACCTGTGCTTCCGGCAGAGGGTGAAAAACATCAGGATTTACACCGTGAGGCATCACCTGAAGTTTATCTGCAATCTCCGGTACCTGGGCAATAGATTGCTTCCTAGCAAACTGCGAGTAGGTTATCGGGTAGTCCACAGCGTGCGCTGCCAGGATCCAAGCTTCCTTAGGAACACCATCTACAGGGTAGTAGAAAACGCTCTTGAAGCGCTTGCCTGACTTCTTTAGGTTCTCAAGCATCTGCGGGACGAAATCCAAGATGAAAGTGTCCTGCAAGAAAAACAGAATATCATAGTCAAGCTTGGGATCTAAAAGGTGCTGCTGTAGACGCTGGCGTCCGTAAGGATCACGCTGCTGATTGACAGCCATGGGCCAGATATTGAAAGGATACTCATGAGGATCTCCCCAGTAGTTAATTCCTAGAATATCAACCTCGTAGCGGCCAGAGTTATGCAAGGCAGGTAGAATGTTCCGGGATACCTGACCAAATCCCGTTGCGCACGTAGGGGAATCCCCATAGAAGATAATCTTAGTCTTCTTTAGAGGCTTCGCTCCAATATTAGGATCAATTCTTTCGAGAAACTTTGGCTGCGCCATCGTTGTCTTCTCCTCCATCTATGAGCAGGAATGCTCTCTTAATTATACGACGTGGAACGTCGATTATGTCTTTATTTTTGTCTTCAAGGTAGATTTTATACTGAGTGAACTTGACTACTTTACCAAAAATCTTTAGCCCGTCAGCACATTCTATGCCTATGAACGGAAAACCAAGCGCTTTAAGCTGCGCTTGAGTTCTGTTCAGCGAAGTCATCGATCACCTTACGTTCCTTTACTCTAAAAACTGGGGCATTATAACTGACCTTAGCTACCTTAGCTAGTGAGTCCTTCAACTCAGGATGATCCCTAACGAATCGGTCCAACTTAGCCTTGTTAACGGTCAGAACACTGTACAGATCCTCTTCAGGTACTATACCAACCACGTCTTCGATATCGTAGTTGGTTCTTCCTGCTTGGGTACTGGAAAGTTCCTTGTTTGCAGCGATAATTGTCTCCCCAATCACTGCTTTTTCGGAAGCAATCATCTTCATCTCACGCTGACGACTCTCCAGGATACTCTTCTGTGCAGCGATGTCCTGCCAATGGTCCAAGAATGCGGCAGGTTCCATGTCTGCTAGTGGTGTAAGCACCGTATCCTTAGAATTAACCAACTCTGCGTAAGCAGGGCAGTAATTCTTGTAATCACACCATCCACAGAGATTATTAATTCGTCCTACGGTTTCCTCGTCAACGAGTTCATTCATCTGCTTCCAAATACTAACCAGGAACTGGCGGAAAGTGGCCCGCTGTTCCGCAGTTCTGTAAGAAGACACAGACTTGTCGATTCGAGGGTATTCCAGGGTCAAAATCCTGTTGGAATACTGAGGCCAAACGATGCTGGCCGCCAAATCATACATAGAAAGCTGAAGATCATCCTTCAGCTGCCACGCAGTCAGTGCCTGTCGGGAAGTTTTGTAGTCTACAATCTCAATAGTATCGTCATTGATGATACGCACCTTATCGATTGCACCGACAATAGGTACATCGTCGGGGGTGTTGATCTTAAAGAAGTGCTCAACCTCGATGACCTTTTCTGAAGGATCATACCGATCAATCCACTCAGTAACCATATTCTTACCTTCGGTATAGAATCCCATATCAGTCAAACCTTCCAACGTCGCCTTGTTCATAAACGTGGTGACAGCAAATTCATAGTCTGACTGGTCAGGAAAACTCTGCTTAGACATCATACGACGTGTAAACTGCTCCAACGCCTCATGAACAGCAATTCCTACGCGGGCATGGTCGTTCATGACGCGCACGATATCTCTATCGTAACGGAAAACTGTCTTCAACTGGCACTGAAGGAAGTCCTTCACGCCTGTTGCAGATAATCCTCTGAGTTCCATCTAATTCTCCTCCTCTAGGTCATTTTTTTCCCATTCCTCAATGAGGGACCTGAGTATAGTTGCGTGCTCGTCCTTCTGAAACAGAGGGCATCGCTTGCAATAAGTGGTTTCTTTCACAAATTTCCGCATCGCACATACAGGAAGCGAAAGCATGTGGTTCGTGTACCAACAAATTACTGATTTGTCTGGCAATTGCTTCGCTATCTTTTTAATGGTGCAACCCCAGAAATGTTTGTAGTCTACGGTCCGTCCAAACGATCTCTTAGCCTTAACCGGGATGATATATTCAGGTGGTTTACTTCCGGGTTTTCTTCTTATCGCCCGTCTTTTTAACCCTTTGTATTTCACGATATCCCCATGACAAAGCCATTGCATCCGTTATATCATTGTGCTTCTGGAAAGTCCAGTCATCTAAATTATACTTCGTTTTGAAAAAGTTAAAGACCTCTTGCTTCTTAAACTTACCTTCTTGCGTACCACAGCAGTGTTTTCTTGCCGATGTGGCCGTTATAATTTCTGTTTTAATACCCTTACCTGCGCACAGTTCCTGCGCCACTCCGGCAAACTTTACTAATGCCTTTAGTGTGTGGATATTACCAAAACCAGGACGGTAGTATGCGTCCTCAATCACTACTACATCAGGCTTGTACTTATCTAAGATCTTACCCAACTCTTCTCGGAACCAGACTAACTTCTCCTCGAAGGATAAAGCTGCATCCGGGGCGATTATACCACATGAAGGCTTAGTTATGAACCATCCCGTGCTTTTAGTTGAGACATCTAATCCTAGTACTTTCATTTAGTTAGCAGGCTCCTAAGTTGTTCCTTTTCCTCGTCACTAATCTTATCCATATCGGGGTATTTCAGCTGTACTATTACCTGAAGATCGCCCGGAGAGCCTCCATTAAATCCGGCACCTCCCTGCCCCTGTAAAAGCATGGTGTTACCGTGCATAATACCCGGGGGCACGACGATATTGATACCCTTAATCTCTGGAACTACACCTCTTCCCTTACAAGGTTCGCAAGGAGTCTTAACAACTTGACCCTGTGCTCGACACTGACCACACCCTTGCTGCATAAACATACTGCCCTGCTGTGTCTGTGTAAAACCAGCCCCATGGCACGCACTACACGTCTCAAATTCTGTACCGCCGCGACCATGGCAAGCAGGACAACCCGAATTTAGGTGATATTCGAGTGATATTTCTGCACCCAAGAGGGCGTCAGCAAGAGTTATCTCCAAAGGAATCTGAAGGCTCTGTCCTCGCATCGGTGGATTCGGCTGCTGACGGCGCAAGTGTTGTCGAAAGATATCAAACGGATCGCCAGTAGTTCTAAACCCCCCAAATCCACCACCAACGTCTCCAGTAGGGGAGCCCGTCATATCATAGGATCTTTTCCTATCAGGATCGGACAGTATCGAGTAGGCTTCAGAGATTTCCTTGAACTTCTCCTCAGCCACCTCGATATTGTCCGGATTCTTGTCAGGATGGTGTTCGTGCGCGAGCGCTCGGTATGCTTTTTTCAACGCATCCGGCCCGGCATCCCTATCAACTCCAAGAATCTGATAGTAATCCTTAATCATCAGTCGTCTCGACAACTACAGTGTTCCCGCAACCGCCACAATGGTAGACAGTTTGCTCACCTTCACGGCTAATGAACCAGCAACCTGTATTATCACAGTGAATGCATAGTGGATAATCTCCCCGTCCCATAATTACACCCCCACCAACTTAATAATCTCACCATGGACTCGAATTACATTCTCGTCCGTCTCCAAAGCCACAACATTGAAGCACTCGTCCTCTTCCAGAGCGGGGTACTGGGCACCAGCGAAGAGTACCCGGACCAGCTCCGTAAGTTGAAAGACGCCCTCACTGAAAATCATGAAGTCATCCTCTCCAGGAATACTAGTACCCACCTCTAACTCGTGTTGAGTAAGAAGTTGACTAATCTTTCCCGTGAGAGGCACTTCAATAACGTGCCTGCCCTTCAATTCCCACTCGTAATCCTTTGCAGGGAGTAGTACTAGGCTTGAAACGCCTCGTGCTGTACCCATGTTATACTCCTGCAGTCCCACCGGCGGTAAAGTTGGTAACAACTGCGTCGGTGAAGACACGGGTCTGTCCATCAGGGGCATTCCACTTTCGCTCCTGAATGTGACCGGAAACCTTTACCGAACCCTGCTCACCGACTAGGGCAAGCTGCTCAGCAAGTTCATCCCATGCGGTGATACGGACATACGAATTTCGTAGGGTCTCCGGATCGTCTGCTCGGAAATAAGGGATCTTAACCTTAGCATGAAAAAGCGGCGTGCCTCTCTCACCTACATTCTTAAGCTCAGGCCACTGAAGGGTCCCCTCCAGAACGAAGAAGTTTGCCCCTTCGTTAGCTCCCTCTTCAACGACCTCAGCGGAGTCTACCACAAGATCCGTGACATTGCGCTTCTTGCCCTCATGGGTGTAGCTGCGCTCGTTGATTCGGGTGTTCGCCTTGATGACGGTACCCTGAGAAAGGCTTCCTAACCATTCAGCCCAATCTTCCCACGCGGTGATGCGTAGGAGAGACTCACGGGCATCGCCGGATCGCTCATCCGTGGTGGGAATCTTCAGCTTGCACTTGAACAGGGCCTTACCACTGTTCGTGTACTTAAGCTCAGGCCACATGATAGAGCCCTGAAGTACTGCACTGTTTGTTCCTACTGTCATTTTATCCTCCAAGATATGTTACCACATCTGTATAGGTAAAGTCTTTCGGATCTTTACCGTCTGGCAAGTCAACAATTGTCGTGTTGACAATTCGTTCGAGCATCTTATTTACGCGCTCTGCGCCTGCTCTGCCTGCCTTGTCTGCGTCCAACATGATGATCACGTTTTCCGCGTATTTAGAGAGAAGATCTCTCTGATTTGGTGTAATATCTGTTCCCATTGCGGCAACAACATTATACACGCCTTGCATTGCTAATCCCCAAACATCTACAAAACCTTCAACCAATATAAGGATTCGGTCTGCACCTTCTTCTACGTTTCCTGTGTACCATTTAGCTACATCTAGGTTGTATAAGGTGGTTCCCTTGTTGATATTCTTCATCAGCAAGTATTTAGGGTCCTCGTTTGAATCTGTCCTCCGTCCGCTGATAGTAAGTAACGCACCGTCCTCATCACGAATAGGGATGGTCTCTCGGTGGATGCCCTTGCCGTCAGTAAATCCTCCAATTTCATAGAAGTCCAGCAATTCTGCAGGAAAACCACGATCTTCAAAGTAACTTGATCTCTGCGACTTTAGATCTTCCAAGACTAGCTCTGGAAAATGACTGGTAACGGCAGCGACAGTCTGGGACTTCTTAATCTCCTGCTGTATCTCCCGTTTTTGCTTCATTTCTAAGTACTGTTCGGACAGTTCCTCCTGGTTGTTGAGATCAACTCCTGCGATGTCGGCTAAGAATCGAACCGACTCAACGAACGAGGAGCCTGTTGCCTTCTGCACCAAACCTACGAGATCTCTGTCCCCCTCACCCTCACAGTGACGGGTGTAACAGCACCATGTACGGCTCTCCAAATTGAATCGGAAGCCAGTGATGTTGTCCCCGCCGTGGATTTTACACGGACCACGTAGCTCTTTACTACCACGCTTGACTATGTTAAAACCAAGGTGATTAAGCACTGTTTCCGGATCCACAGTAAGTTTTATATTTGCAATAGTGGTAGGTTCTATTTTCATTTCTTTGCGTTTCTATTTCCTTGTAAAGCTTGGGAAATACAACTTTTATGTTCTACAGAAAGTTTTCTTCCGGACAAAGCTTTACTCATCTTCAATCGGGTCTCTTCTGAGGGAGACTCACGGTGCTTTCCTTTCTGAGAAACACTCATCTTTTCTCTAGTTTCTACAGAAAGCTTCTTTCCTGTGTGCGATCTACTCATCTTTAAACGAGATTCTATAGAATGTGTCTGACCTAACTTAGCACGTCCCTTTCTTTGCCGAGTCTCTTCAGAATCTACCCTACCCATAAGAGCTTTACTAATCGAATGCCTGTGCTCGATAGAAAGTTTCTTTCCTTTACGTGCTAAACTCATTTTATTTCTGGTCTCTTCAGAAGGTTTACCTGACTTACCACCTTCCTTTAAATTATACCCAGAAGGTGACAATGTATTGAGTTCTTCGATCCAATACTTCTCTCTCGTATTTAATTCCTTTTCCGAATCACATGCTTCTAAAATAACAAAATCAAAATGTTGCGTACCGTATTTAGATATAGCCGCTTTGATTCCCCACGTACGAGAACTTTCAGAAAAATGAACGATTTCCCTTTTACGAAGATCAAGGGTTCTACCTACATAAATCTTATCGTTTAAATCGTTCTCGATAATATAGATATATCCGTAATTATTCTGAATTTTCATGCATAACCCTTACAATCTGCTCAAATACTACCTTAACATTGACTCTTAGCACGGCGTCACTAATATCAGGCACACCACGCACACCTGCGTTCTTGTACCGACTCAACTCTGTGCTAAGGAAAGCAAAAGTTTCCTCCTCAACGTCCTCAAAACTGGTATTTAGAGGATCATTGATCGTTTCTCTAAGAAAAACAGTGAGACGCTCGGAGACCTTCAACATGTCGTGAAGGTCGAACTCACCCTTCTTATCCTCAACCTTAGATGCTGCGAAGCGGAGCAAAGTGGCGACAGGGATCTTACTGAAGAAACCATCTACCCACTCCTTGACCCCAGGCTTCTTAAAATACCAATAGAAAAGAAGAGCAGTCCCTGTGACCGCACCTATTGTAGATACCAATTCTAGAATTTCTCTAATATCCATCGTTTTCCTCCTCGCCGTTACCCTTCATCAAATCTCTTAACTGGGTACGGGATTCTTGCATTGTTAGAATTTGCTTTCGGAAATACATGTCAATACCACCGAAATTGGTGCCACCGGCGCGGGTATCGAGGATCTGCAAACGATGTGTACCCATCGCAATTGCTGCGTCTCTACCGTACTGCTCCTCTAACTTCTTCATCTCGTCCTTGGTCTTGGGAGCCAGTCCCAAGAGAGTATTTGCGTACCTAAGGATACGATCTGAGTCGGCGAAGTCGGTCGCGGTGACGTGCCCTTTATTGGCACCCTCTCGACCAATCTGAGCGGCTGTTAGAACCGGTATCTCCAACTGTCCTGCTAGATTCTTGAGAGCCACGCACAAATAACCAAGGGCTTGGTACTCTTTTACCTTCCCAATCTGCTGAAGGTCGGCATCTGGGAGCTTAATATAATCGAAAATTAAACAACCAATGTTGTGCTGATGCTTATACTTTCGCGTGAGAGCGCTCACCCCCTCAGCTGTGAAGTCGGGGTAGTACTTATGCAGTATCTTCCCGCTCCGAGCGATCTGGAGCGCCTCATCCACTGCCTGGTCCCACTCCGGGTTGGTGGCGTAGGTTCCGTTCTTGATCTCTTTCTCTGGTACTCCAGATAAAATTGCCAAAAGACGGAATTGCTGCTCTTTGGTGCTCATTTCCGTATCTAGGTAGAGAATTGGGTGATCCGTCTGATACGCCATATGCTTAGCCATATTCATTAACGTGGCGGACTTACCTGCCTTCGGACGAGCGCCCAAGACCGTCAAAGTTCCAGGCTCTAAACCATTAATGGCAACATCAAGCAGAGGGAATCCAGTTTCTAGACCGCGAACTTTGGTCGGGGCAGATTTGGCTTCCTCCACCAACTCGGCAAGACCCTCAGAAATATCTACCGCATCGGTACCTTTGTTACTTTCCACTGAAATCTGCAGAAATCGCTCTTGTGCGTGACCTACAATGGTCTCCGCGTCCAAAGTGTCCGAGGAAAGGATACGGTTCTGATCAGTAAGATCCTGAATCTCGGTGGACGCCTTGATGATCTTGAACTTGGTGCTGGCGTCAATAACCTTCTTGATGTAAAACTCAATATTATTAGGATCTACGCTCTTATCAAACAAAGCATTAACATAGTCGTACCCACCAATCTTATCATCCATGTTCATAGCGCTGGACTGCGTAAGAATGGCAGACGCGTCAAGGGTAGCCAGATCTTCCCGCATCAAACCTTTGATGATGATCCACAAAGCACGATTGTGGGAGGTAAGAAAATCACCATCCCCCATTTTTGACTCGACTTCAAAAAAATTTGTAGGCTCTTTCAGGACACAAGCAATGATAGCAGCCTCGTTTCCTGCGTGAGCGAACCTAACCTTCGTCTGCTCTAGATCCATTAACTACGTTCCCTAGAAATGATGGCTCTTTCGTCCCTTCTGCGATTATTTTCAGCCTTAATTGCGTTCATAAGCTCAATAATAGGTTTATCTACCCCGTCCAGGAGATCGCGTTCCGCAGATGCGATGTCAAGCTCCTGCTCTAGCATCTGTAACTCAACATCAGACGCGATGGCGTTAGCTTCCCGCTCTGATAGGGTCTTTCCGGGTACATTTCCTGCCTGGAGAAGAGACTTAACCTTACGATCAAGTACCTTCTTTTTAGTGCTCGCCTCTACCCGAGACACGTTGTAGCGATACTGAAGAGTGATTAGATATTGACCTAACATAACCACATATTGGGACAAAACTTGAGGAGAAACAACCTCCATCTGACGCGCATTGAAATTAAACACCTCTTCGATGGCGGACGGCGGGGCAGCCGAGTGCAAGGACAGGTCGTCCGACACCTGCTTCAGTCTATCTCTTACAAGATCGTCAATCATTTTGTGCCTCTTCTATTTTGGTAAGTAACTCCCCCGCGGTTATAGGAATTTCATCATAATTCACACAAAGGAGAGTATTATCGTTCAGACTACACCACTCGCGTTTAAGGCCATCACGTTTCTTCTGACCTTTAAAAGCGGCAGCGTCGTTGTGAAAGTGCTTATTGAACTCAGTGTGCTGTACCCCCTGCACCTCAACGTAAAGATTGAGAGTAGGGAGATAAAAGTCGAAGAACAGTCGCTGTCCCTTGTAATTTACATACTCTTCATGTTTAATTAGAGTATTAGGAAGGGCCGCCTCTAACGACTCTCTGACACTCTTAGCTAAATGACTTATCACGAGAAAGCTCCTTCACGTATTTCATGTACCTTTCGGACGCAGCTTCGACAGAGTCAAAGACTCCTAGATTTATCGTCTTCCGATCTACAGTTATGCGGCACTGGTACCTATCTCCTGTACGATAAACACCTACAGGATAGTTCCTATTAAGCTGCGCTCGTGTATTTGAACAGTTGGTTCTCCTGTCTGACCATCTACAGTTTGACGCACTATATCCCTTTTCGTTATCTATACGATCTAACTCTAATCCCTTTTCATACGAGTGTCGCATGTCATTGTAGAAGTTTTCGAATACAAGCCAATCCACACTAACGCTAATACCCCTACCTCCGTAATCTGAATACGCAGCAGCTTTAGTATTTAAGCAGCGTTGTTTCATATCCGACCAGGCCGTATAAATGGGAGTCTTACTCATGCCGTGCTTAGTGGAGTAATTTCTGCTTCTTTCGATCTGAATACAACCACAACTAGTGGTTAATCCCCTACGTAAACTAGCCCCTCGTACAATCTTAGTGACTCCGCAACTACATTCACACTCCCACAAAGCGGCACTGCTTTTATCCGAACCGGCTCGGCGTAAGGCCGTAAGGTTCGAGAATGTTTTTCCAGTCATATTTATTGCGGTCATTTTGTATACCTTAATTATATGTATTTAAGAGGACTTCGCAGAGTTGGTCTTTTTCTTAGCGTCCTTGGTGGCTTTCCTTGACAACACTTCGGCATCTACTTCATTTACGGTTTCGTTTTCCGCCTCTACAGGCTCTTCAACTACTTCCCCTGTAATAATAAGACGTATTTGCTTTTCCAGGGCGTCTCGCATAGGAATATCTTTCTGTAGGGCTAATTTTGCCTTCTCTTTACCCTGCCACTTGTATTCCCCATAGGTCAACCAGGCCCCGCCCTTCTCGATCAGGCCCATATCCACACCCAAATCCAGTAATTCACCGTCCGTGTCATATCCGAGCCCATAAATCAAGTCTACCTCTGCCTGTCTCCAGGGAGCGGCTCGTTTATTCTTAACTACTTTAAAAATAGTTCGATGCCCATACACCTCACCGCCGGCGTCCATCAACTTACTGCTTTTAGACTGACCACCGTGTACCTGCACACGATATGCTGCATAAAAAGGCAGGGCTTTACCCCCTGTGGTAGTCTCAGGATTACCATAAGATCCAATCTTATTTCGGATCTGATTGACAAAGATCAAAAGGGTATTAGTTCGTTTGACTATTGGTAGAATCTTCTGAATTCCTGCACTTAGGAGCCGTGCGTGCAGTCCCATCGACTGCTGGTCGAAGTCTGCCTCCATACGTGCTTCGGGAACCAAAGCTGCTACGCTATCAATCATAACTACTGCAAATTCTCCAGTCTCCATCAAGCTCTGAGCAATACTAAGATTGGCTTCTCCAGTAGGTGCCCCGTCTGCGAGTATAACCTGTTTTTCTGGAAGTCCAATTCGGAGCAAAAGTCCCGCATCAAGAGAACCTTCGGCATCTACAATGGCACACTTGTGTCCTATCTTACATGCCTCAAGCATTACGCTATAGCCAAGGAAACTCTTCCCGACACCCTCGTTCCCAAATATCTCAAGAATAAGACCACGTTCAAAGCCACCACGTCCTACAGCACTATCCAAACCCAAACAACCAGTGGACAAATATTCACGCTTCTCCTCCGCTGCTTCTCCAAGCCATTTAATTACGTGACCATATTCCTTCTCAATCGCTTTGGTGGTCACACCAATAATCTGATTGCTTTCCTTAGCCGTTGTCATTTAATTTCTCCAAAATCTTCTTTCGTGATTCCGCAGCCTTTTCAAAGTCTCTCTGAGCATACTCCCGATCATAGATCTTGTTGATCTTATCAATATACTCACCAGTCTTGCACTCCTCTACCTCACTAACCTCTGCATTCATGTAGTTACAGATCCTATCCATAACAGGACGGGATGTAAGAATGGTCAGGTGATTGATTGGCTCACGGAGCTTCAAAAAGCTCTCGTATTTAAACAATGCGTCAACCAGAGCGGCCGCTTCTCTGACCGCATCCTTCCTACTAAGACCTAATTTTTGTCTTGAACGTACTAAATCTGACGCGTAGAGGTTATCCTTCTTCCAATCTATGGAAGCAGGGAACTTACGATCAGAATTGTAAAAAAATCGGCGAGCATAAAAATACTCTACCAGCTTCTTCATGGTGGTGACCGACGCCGTGTCCGAAAAATCCACCTTAATAACCCGATAACCTCGATCCTGAAGAGTTTTAATAGCCTCCTCTTGATCGAAGTACAAACTCATCAGTCAACCTTCTTAAGGGTACAAACAAACGCCTTGAAATCCTCATCCTTAGGCGACTTCAGCAACACACCACGTGCGTCCTGAGTGAAATAAAACTCAAACTCATCACCCTTCAGCTGCCGCAGAGAATTCTGAAGCAACATGGAGTCAAAGTGTAGAGTAAAGTCGTCAGGGGTATTAACCTCAAGGTCAGAGCTTTCCGCTTCCCCACTAATGCTGGAGGTAGAAAGACTGGCGTTACCCTTCTTAAAGGCATCGACTACAAGACGGTGGCTCTTTGCGTCCACAGTAGGCTGCATTCCCTGGAGGACAGACATGAACGCGTCTCGGGGGAAGGTAGCAAGCTTTAGGCCCTCAACATCCATGTAAGTGGTGTAGTCTGGGAACGCGGTACTAATCAAAGTACCCACCAAGACAGTACCACCACTCTTCAGGAAGAACTGATCATCCTCAACATACATATCAACAAAGTCAAATGTAGGATTAACCAGTTTGGAGGCTACGGTTGCAAACTTAAGCCCCAAACTGAAAGAGCCGCGAAGGCCTTTGACCTTGGCGGCTCGTCTGAACTCTGCGATTTGAATGCCGTCTGTTGCGGCGAAGACAACTTCGTTGTCCGTAAGAGTAAGTTGAATACAGTTGAAGTGTAGTTTGGACGCGTCCTTGGAAGCAGCATGGCTTACCTTAGACATACCATCCATGAACTGCAAGGTCGGGAACTTGGTGGACAATGCGTCATTAAACTCAGGGGCCTCAATAAAGAAACCAGAGTTCAACAGCGGAAAGTTCCGCACGTGCTTGAGAGTCTGTTCCTCAGAAACACGATTACCACCAGAGATCTTAAGGGTACTCTTCGAGGTAGTTGACAACGTGACAATATTTGGCGCATTATCGAAACCAAAATCCTCAAAAGTGGCAGTAACAGAGGTTGTTACCGGTCCTGCCTTTACCAAAGTATCTCCGGCTTCTTTAACGATGGCGGGTACCTGAACCCGAACACCTAAATTATCATCGGAAGAAGTGAAAACAACGGTGTCTCCTTCTGCGCGAACAAGGACGCCTGTCTTCTCTTCTGCGATAGCGGAGCTGACAGGTGCAATCTCGTTACACGTGTTCAGCGCGCGCTTTAAATCTTGCGCAGCAATCTCAATTTTCATGTATGCCTCTCCATAAGTAATGCGACAGGGTCTGTCCTGTCTTTACGTATCAACTATACGTCATTCTCCCCCAGATGTCAAGGAAAAAAATAAGAGAGATTTTTATATTCCGACTATACTTGCTGACAAGTCTAATGGCGGTATTGGTATTATACTTGTTGTCAAATCCACTGGGAATACTCTGTTAACCAGAGCATTCATGTCTCCAAATGTGTCATTCGCAGACAATAAAGCAGGAAGGGATGAAGTACCACCGCTCGCGAACAGATTTGCACCCATGTCCGCCTCTCCTGCCTGTCCGATAACTACAGCAATACAGTTTCGTACTGCCTCATCCAAGGTGGCGTAGGAAGTTAGTCCGCCCAGGCGACACACCCTTCCGGCTGCGAACTCGCCGAACAATCCTACTGCAATTTCTCGGAAAGATCTAATGTTGATCTTCCAATCCTTAGTACCATCGGCGATAAATGCGTTATCGGTACCATTTACATAGAAGTAGTCCAGAAGCTCGCCTTCCATCTGGAAGCGCAACTCCTGGGTGTCGAACTCCCGGTCCGGCCTAAGCTCCACGGCAGTCATTCTGCTGACAGAAAGATCAACACGAGGCAGTAGTATAATCGCCTGGATAGTGGCTGCCAAATCTATACGAGGCTGTCCTGCTGTAATGACAGCGCCCAAATTCAACCCACGGAAAGGAGAGAATGTGACAGGAATAGTATCTGTGGTGCGGAATATAACAGGCCGATTGGCCCTGGGAGAGAAGGTCACACCGATAGTATCCATGGCGTAGAAAATCTCTTTAAGATTTATTGTTGCGCCGAGATTTTTCTCAATAAACGACTGAATAAAACCACCCACATCCTTAGCATGCTGAGCATTAGCATACGCGTTAAGGACGGCATTGGCAGAACCGCCGGCACATGCAGGGTTGCCTATGGTGGCCCTCAGATCGTAAGCATTTAAGGTACTTACTGTGAGTATAGCGGTAACAAAAGTCTCGGATGCGCGTAGAAACGCAGTAAGATCGGAAGTTCCCGCAAGGGCCTCGATGGTTGCGGATAAATTCTTAAGGTTCCCATTGGCTTCAATGCTAGCGGGGATACTCACAGCGTGGACAGGCTGCAGTATTCCGGCCAAGAACCGATCGTAAACTCCCAGAGGAAGCGCGGTCATAGAAGCCGCTAGAGTAATCGCAGATAGGAAGTTAAGGCGGGCTTGTAAATCAAATTCAATCTCTGTCCTAATAGTAGCTCTGAGATCATTAACAAATTGGGCAGTGAGAAGAGCAAGCATGTCGCCTGAATCTTTGCTGGAATTAAGAAATGCAGATAATTCATCACCTGCGATACGTCCTGCAGTAATAGCGGCACCAAGTACCTGTTCCAATCGAGAGAATAATACTGAAGGTAAATCTATCTGGGCAGAGGCAAAGCCTTTGATCCGGGCGAAAAGTTTCGGAGCAGGAATACCCAGCATCTGGGCAGGCATATCATCAAAATTGAATGCGAAAATGGCACCCGGGAGATCAGAGAAAACGACTGAAGTAATAATTGCAGGCAAATCCAGAGGGGACCAAATAATGGCTCCCAGGTTTGGAGCCGCCTGGGAGAAAACACGACCTGCCAAATTTGGAGCCTCAATACCCAGAATGAATCCACCCAGATCTTCCTGAACAATCTGGATGATAGCAGCAAGGTCCAACTGGGCAAGGATACCAAAGATGTCCGCACCAAGATCTTGTTCTATGTATGCAAAGATGAACGCACGCAGATCCGGTAGGAACGCTACCGGATAGGCGCATGCGGGCATGTCAAAGAATCTCTGAGCAAAGATGGTGGCGTCTAAATCGCGCCGACCCACCTGCATGACCCGCATGACGGCTTTAAGATCTGGAAAGTTGTAACAAAGAGGGGGCTTGCGGACAACACCTTCGATAATAGTGAAGTCCGAGATAAAAGAAATCCCAGACTGGTTAGCAGGCAGCCTAGGATCAGCGCCCACGACGGCTTGAATGTGCGGACCAGTATGGGCCTGTATAATAGATCTAATAATCGCACCGGCATCATCTCGACCGGCATTGTACAGGGCACTATTATATGTGTTTCTATTATATGTGCCTGCCAATTTAGTCTCCTAGTGTGATTATTGATAAAGAAAGGGCTATAAATACTCCTTTTATGCGGGTGTTATTTTCAATGTGTGATCTGCCGCAATGTCTACCCAGAGTTCTCCTGGCTGTAAAGCGCCCGAGGCAGTCGGTAAGTTATCAAAAATAATAGTAGTTCCTTGAACATTTAAATCTCCAGTGATAATTCCGCTGCCTGCAACATGAAGTCTCTCGCTTGGGGAAGTGGTTCCAATTCCTACGTCCCCACTGTCTCGGAAGACTGCTATCGTCGTCGGTGTAAATGAGACATCTTGGGTGGCTGCTCGGACAGGGCTGGTAATTATAGATACATCACCAAGAGATGGGTGATTGAACCCAACACCCACACCACCGATAGATGGGTGAGTCCTCGAATACCGAAGTACATTACCGCCGCCAGCGTCTGTGTAGAAGTTTCCTCCGATGAAACCCCGACCCGATTGATTCGAGGCCATATCAATCCAGTCGTTGGCTTTGATTTGGCCTCCTGTAGAATTGACTACGTCTAACGCGGCAGTGGGGATAGTAGTTCCAATTCCAACGCGCGCGCCGGGAGAGTTGAAATAGGAGTTCCCGCCGCCGGTTGACAGTTGAATATCAATAGTTCCGCTTCCATCCCCCCGAAGCAATTCAACTCGCCTGGCGCCCGTTGTGTTAGTGGTCCGAAACACCCTGACGATAGCGCTGCTGCTCCCATCCGAAGGTCTGGCATTGATATCAATTAAAGATATTCCAGACGCGGATATCTTCTGAAGAACGGTTTGCGTGGGACTGTTATCAAAGACTTCAAAATAACTGGTGCCTGCGCCGTCAGTGTCTTCGAGCCGTAGATTGGCAGGATTCGCCACGATGTGAAGGTTGCCAACAGGATTAGTGATTCCAATTCCAACTCGACCGGTCGAGGAGTTTGTGAAAAAAGTGTTCGCAAGATTGGTGTCTCCGACTACAGTGAGCATATCGGCAACTATTATTCCATCGGAGTCATCACCGGCTCCAGATATAGTAAGTCGCTTAGTTCCTCCGGCTGTAAATCCTATGGTATCCCCGGCGATATTATACATTCCAGTATTGGGGTCACCCCAGAACGAGTAACCTGGAGTAGCGGCGGTCCCCGCCTTCACGTAGATAGGAGTTAGCGGGATGTTCAAACCGTCGGTAGATATATGCATGTAGGTGAAACCGTTTAACACTCCGTGAATGTCGGTGGATGTGGCCAGGTAGAATCCAGCATTAGGGGTAGAAGCAAAGGAAATACTGGGAGCTGAGTCACTTCCATCTGGAACCGTCAATACACCTTGAACGTCAAGGTCACTAGTTATAATTCCACTACCTGTAACTTGGAAAGGCTTCGCGACGTCGGCAATAATAATTCCATCACCGTTGTCGTAAGCTTCTTGAAGAGTTACCGAGGAATCTATAGAGTCTATAGAAGACTGAAGAGACCCGGAAGCATTTACGAACTCTGTTCTATTAGTTGTTACGGTTGCATCGGTTGCGACACCGCTAGCTGCCAACGCGGATGTGGTGGGCTCAAGTGCAGCAATTGCTTCGCCGTCGGTGTATTTAGTGTGATGCGCGTCTGCTATCGCATCATGGGTAGCTATGTCGGCTGTGATTTGAGAAGCAAGACTTCCGCTTGCGTTTACAAATTCCGTGCGGAAACCTGAGATTGTATCCGTCGGATCACCGGAGGTCACCGTGATGCCGTCTGAACCTACCAAAGCATTAGCAGTACTTCCACCACCACCGCCGCCAGAAATAGTAATCGTTACCTGACCACCACCATCATCGGTAAGAGTACCGTCACTGACAACAATGGTATCTACATTAGCTACCGAAGGAGCGCCATCCACTTCCTTCACTGTAAGAGCAGAACCACCACCAACGTCACTGTCAGAAGTTAGGATACTAGCTCCAGATACGGTCACAGAATCTGAGAAGATTCCGGACGGAACCGTGAGTGTTCCACTTACATTTAGATCTGCATTATATAGTGCCATTATTCCTCATTGGGTAGAGGGTATTCCCCCACCTCTCTAATAATATTTCATCCGATCATAGTACGCAACCCGACACCGACTAACCTACCTTCTCAATAGAAAAGTATGTTCTGACCGCAAGAACATCAGCGTCATTGGTGCTGTCGTCCACCGCCAGCTCAAAATAATCTCCCTCGTTAACCGGAATAACTGGCGAATTCAATTGATAGACTATAGACTGGGCATTAGTTATACCTTGATCCCAAACATGTTTAACCCTAACTTGAGGCTGCGTAATACTACCATTATGATAAAGAGATGCGCCAAATGTCTTATTTGCGGCAGGATTACTAGTCTTTATCAGGAGGTGAAACTGGCTGTCGGATCTAATATAATTTACGCCTGCGGGTACTGTAAATCTAGTACCTTCGGATATATTCCACCAACTACCAACGTTATAATGCGCGCCAGACCAACTTACGATACCATTTATACCTGAGGTGTCCCAACCACTGGTAGTAACTACCGCCCCAGAGAAACTTATACTAGCACTGCCAGAGATAGTAATAGTAACTTGACCTGAGCCGTCATCTGTTAGAGTACCGTTAGTAACAACAATAGTATCGACATTAGCTACCGAAGGGTCCCCATCTACTTCTTTAACAGTAAGGGCAGCGCCCCCACCACCGCCTGTACCTGTAGATACAGGGACACCGGATATAGTTAGAGACTGACTGAAAACACCAGAGGCTAATACTAGAGGGTCAGTTACGTCGCCGCCTCCTCCTCCGGAAATACATGGAAAAATATCCGCAGTACCTGCTTGTGGAACTACAAAGGTAATAGTAACCGAATCAGCATCATTAACGGTGAAGGTATCCGGAATAACCTCTACATCGCTATTGTCAAGAACAATATAGTTTACCGGAACCGATGCAAGATTGTGCGTGATATTCCAAGCAGCGGACGCGCTGGACTGAATATGAGTGTAACAGCCGCTAATTGTGACACCGCCCCCTCCCGAACCCTGAACATCTGTGCCGTCAATTGTAATGGTGTTACCGGTAGTAATAACTCCTATGCCTGCGGTACCTGTGATAGTAATAGAAGGGCCCGTCTGCGCGTTAATATCGGTAATATTACCCGCACCGCCTCCTCCAGTTCCTGTAGAAACTGGCACTCCTGAAATGGTAAGAGACTCAGAAAACGTTCCACTGGCTGCAGTGAGTAAGCCTCCTGTTAAAGCTCCGGAAATAGTAATGTCTTCTGAGACAATCACATTTCGAATACTTGCAAGATCCGAGTTAATACTATGTGTGGTAATATCATTACCATCCACAGTGGTGAGAGGTATATCGGGAACTACGACGGGGGGCGCTAAGCCCCAGGTAATCAACGAACCCTCGTTATGCTCTACTCCCTGGGCGTCACCTGAAGAATTACGGAAATGCATCTGGAAAGTTTTAGAAGATGCTACGGCATCCAAGAGACGGAACATCAGAGTAGCATGATTTAATGCCCCGGAGCCCTGATTATATATCTGCATACCAGAATCTAAAGAATAATCCTCAGCGTCAGTAGAATTGACAAGCTTGTAGGAGGCAGCGGTAACATTGGTAGAAGTACTAACGGTATTATAGGCACCAATTCCCAGGACTGCAACCTGTTGCTGTATCAATGGTACAAATGTTTGTTGTAGTGCTGACAAATGAGTGAATGAGGAGTCAGCGGTAACTACAGGCGTAGAATCCTCTGTATCTTGGATATTGTCAAATGCCGACGTCTTTAATACGAAAAAACGCATTCTATTCCAACGGGAGGTGGCACTTGAAGTATTATCGTGACCTTGTTGATGGAGTAGGGTGTGGGGGCCGGCTGTTAAAGTTCTAATAACCGCGGCTGGGAAAGGGGAAGGAATATTGTTTCCAATCTCCTGTAAAGCCACCATGAGAGCCCCGTCCAATCTGTAACGAACACGGACCTCTCTTGTGCCTCTAGCTTCCAAGGATAGTAGGATTAGGTAATCCCCGGTCTCGGGCACGGTAAAGTTAAAAGTATTACGTGTATCAATCCCATTATCCCCCGTCGAAATCAGAACTTCCGTATCGCTACCATTATCGAACCAATAATCTGTATTTTCAACGAGACCTTTCGCGTCCAAAGGGATGGACATTATGCCTAATGCCCCGTATTCCGCTGTCGTAGATGCGCCAACGCTTCTCACCTGAATATCCGCCGTACTACCGGGGAGATCCACCACCTTAAAACCCGCTATCTCTGCGGATTGTTGGTGTCCTAATTTCTCTATATTATCACCTCCACCAAATCCAATTACCGAGCCCGCCAAACGTGCTTGAATCTCTACATCGCCCGTGCTCGTACTTGATGAATCTAGACCTATATTCCCTCGATAAAATAGGAGGTGGGCGTCCGTCCCTAAAGATGCCGAGGTTAATACTGTCGTAAAGGTGGCGGAAGATGTGGTAGCGGGGGTATCGTCAAAGGTTCCAGCGGCGGCGGCGGCAGTTGCGTCCACAGGGGCTTGTCCAAAAGCGGCGACTCCAGATACGGTC